TGATGACCAAGAGAAGAAGTTGATTGAACTTGGTGCAACACAAGAGATGCTTGGTCAATTGAATGCAGTCCGAAATGAGGAAGAGAGAAAGTTGAATGCACAATTTGCAAAGGAAGATGCAGACAAAGGAAAAGCAGCAAAGGAGAAAAAGAAAGCAGATGCCAAAGAGATTGCTGATGCATTGAAAGCAGCAAAGGAAACTCAGATGATGGATGAGATTGCAATGGAAGAAGACTTGACTGAGAGAATCAGAAAAGCAAAGATGTCAGACAAAGACATCAGAATTGAAGCAGTCAGAGATGAATACTTCACCTTGATTGAGAATGCAAAAACTCTGGGGATGGACTATGTTGCTCTGGAGACTGAATTGCAAAAGAAAATCACAGAGATTCAACAAGAGGGAGAGAAGGAAAGAATAGAAGCAAAGAAAGCAAAGGACAAAGAACTTGCAGATGAGAAGAAGGAAGCATTGAAGATTGCAAGTGATGCTGGGAAGAGTGAGTATGAATTGAAACTTCAGCAACTTGATGAACAATTCAAGTTGGAAAAAGCAATGATTGAGAAACATGGTGGAGATGTGACTGCTTTGACAAAGAAGTATGAAGAAGAAAGAACTCTGATAGAATTAGAAGAGAGACAGAGGAGAGTAGACCAGCAAGTAGAATGGGCTACTATGGGAATCAACTTGCTCACTTCATTGAGTGAACTTGGTGAGAACAAATCAGAAGCGGGAAGGAAGAAAGCATTCAAGAGAAACAAAGCACTACAGATTGCTCAAGCAACTGCCGACACATATGCATCAGCAAACAAAGCATATCTCTCACAACTTTCAGTACCTACTCCAGATGCACCAGTTAGAGGAGCAATTGCTGCTGGTGTTGCAGTTGTGGCTGGACTTGCTAATGTTGCAAAGATTGCAAAGACCCAGTATGATGGTGGAAGTAGTACAACTCCTTCTGCTGGTGGTGGTGGTGGTGGTGGAAGTATGGGTAGTGGAGGAGGAGAGACAACTGGAACAACAAACTCTTCTGCTCAATTCAATCCATTGGTGACAAACTTCATCAACAATAGACCAGACCAAATCACTCCAGCATATGTACTTGCTGGTGATGTTGCATCTGCAACTGAAGCAAGAGACAAAGTTGAAAATTTAGCAAGAATAAAATAGAACAACATGGAACAGAAAAGAGTAGTCAAGTGTGTGATAGATGACCAAGGAAAATTGGGAATCTCAGCAATTGGATTGGTGCATGACCCAGCAATAGAAGAACTCTGGGTGAGTTTGTCCAAGATTAAACTGAGTCAGATACAAGAGGAGAGGAAGATGTTGTATGGTGCTGCTCTTGTACCAGACAAACACATCCTCCGATTGGATGGGAATGGAGAAGAATTCTACATCATGTTTGAGAAGGAGACCATCATGAAGTGTGCTCATCAATTCCTCAAGCAGAATCTCCAGCACCAGCATACATATGAGCATGAGCATCCAGTCTCTGGATGTGTAGTGGTAGAATCATGGATTGTTGAAGGAGAGCAAGACAAGTCAAGACAACTTGGTCTTGATGTTCCTGTTGGTACTTGGATGATAGGCACAAAAGTAGATGATGAGTCTATCTGGGAGGAAGTGAAGAATGGAACTATCAGAGGATTCTCAATAGAAGGAATGTTCAATGAGATTGGTTTGTCTATGTCAGCACCATCAAGTGAAGACTTGTTCATTGCTGAACTTGAGAAACTACTTCAAGAATTGTGATTGTAGTTTGTTGAATTGGTTTTGGAGTAAATGAAGAGAGGAGTCAAAGGACTCCTCTTTTTCACTTAACATACACACTATATCTATCAAGCAAGGACTCAATCAATGCTCTTGACAAATATATGTGCAGACCATCACCACAAGTCTGATGTCAATAGATTGAACTATGAACAATCAAGGGAATAGATGTGTCTATTTCTTTCTACTGAAAAGAACAACCATGTCCAAGAATTTCATCACTCGTCTCAAAGAGACATTTCACAAGTTCAATATAGACCCATCACAAGTTGGTGTTCAACTTGAAGATGAAATCAAACTTTCTTCTGAAGGTAAACTTCAAGATGGAACAATGATATACTCAACCGCTGATGCTTGGGGAGTAGGAGCAGACATCTACACTATGGATGAGAATGGTACACCAGTACCAGTTGCTGCTGGAGAATATGTTCTTGAAGATGGTACAAGTGTGATTGTAGATGAGAATGGATTCATTGCAGAGTTTGGTCAACCAACAGAGCAAGAGATGTCATCAGAGGACTTGATGAAAATCATTGAGTCTTTGAGCGAGAAAGTGAATGCTCTCACCAATGAGAAGACTGAACTTGCAACACAACTTGCAACTGAGTCTGAGAAAGCAATCAAGTCATCTCAAGAAGTATCTTCATTGAAGACTGAATTGTCATCACTCAAGAAGACTGCATCAACTTCATCTATCAAAGAGACCAAGAGTCATGTCTTTGCAAAGGAGAAGTCACAAACATCTGAGAAGTCATACTCACAGATGACATTGAAAGAGAGAATCCTCTTCAACATTGAACAATCGAAATCAAATTAAACCAGTATAATTTCTTTAATTATTTTTTGTTATGCCTACAACAAATACCTTAGACACAACTTATGCTGGAAAGTATGCTGGTGAATACATCCGCTCTGCTTTCCAAGCAAACGACTCACTCAACTTTGTCACATTCCGCACCAATGTAGATTGGAGGGAAGTAGTGAAGAAGTTGGTTGATGATGTAGATTTTGAAGCACCCAATTGTTCATTCACTCCTCTGGGTGAAGTAGCAATCACAGAGCGATTCTTGACCATCAAGAAGTTCCAAGTTCAGCGAGAAATTTGCAAGAACACATATCTTCAAGATTGGGCTGCTCGTGATGTTCAGAATGGAAACTTAGAGACTGCTTTGACAGACAACTTGATTGCAAATATGCTGGAAGGTATTGCAGCAGCAAATGAAACCAAGATGTGGACTGGTACTGATTCAGCAACTTCATATGATGGTTTGGTGACTCTCATCAGCAATGATGTTGATGGTGATGTGAACTTTGTGTCTACTCCTGTTGCAATTACCAATGCAAACGTATTTGCAGAGATGCAGCGAATGGTAGCAGAACTACCAGTTGCAATCAAGAATTCAACTGAGAAACCAATCATGTACATCAGCACAGATGTATGGGAGAAGTTCATGTTTGCTTCTGCTGCTGCTGGAAATGGATGGTACACATTCGGTGGTGCTGAAGTACCAAAGACATTCCTTGGTATGTATCAGATTGGAGTTTGCTCTGGTCTTCCAGCAAACACCATGTTGATGACTCAGAAGTCAAACTTGTGGTTTGGTACTAATGTAGAGTCAGACTGGAACAACATTCTTGTGAAAGATATGGGTGAGTTTGGTGAGGACAATGTTCGCTTCTCTGCAAAGTTCTTTGCTGGTGTTCAGTATGGAATTGGAAGCAAGATTGCTGCATATGGAACTGCATTCTAAATAGTATTAACTCATTAATAATCAATAAGTTATGGCAGATTGTTTTTTAACCCAAGGATTCACACTTCAATGCAATGAGGGTATTGGAGGAGTGAAGGAAGTGTTCCTATCAAACTGGGAGAACTTTGAATCTGGTGTAGTATTGACTGCTGGTGTGGTGACTACTTTGCCTACTGCAACCATCTATCGATATCAACCGAACCGCTCAACTGGTGCTTTGACCATGACTCCAAATCAGAATCTGGAGAATGGTACTTTGTTCTTTACCCAAGCAGTTGAATTCACTTTGGGCAAATTAGACCCAGAGAAACACATTGAATTCAACACACTATCAAAAGCCAAACTTGCAGTCTTTGTTCGTCTCTATGATGACCAGATTCTCTTTGTTGGTAGAACTGATGGTGGATTCTTGACTGCTGGTACATACCAGTCTGGAAAAGCAAAAGGTGACATGAGCGGATATATGTGTACCATTACTGCTGAAGAACCAGAACTTGCTCCATTCCTTGACCAGTATGATGCAGCAACTGAGACTCCTTTTGAGAACTTTGCTGGTATCTCAGTCATTCCAGCATACTGATAGTACAAGTACAAGCAAGTGATAGTATCCCTTGCATACCATAAAAGGGAGGGAGTAGTCCTTCCCTTTTTTCTTAACCGATAGACCAATGATATACCTTGAGACAAATACTCCCAATCAACTTATCAGATTGAGTCTTGATGAATCAAGGCAATACTATTCTACACCATTCACTCACTATCTGTTCATACTTCAACATGAAGAGAATTCAACTGCTGGTGTAGATTTGCAACAAGTACCAACCATCATTGGAGAGAATCAGAGAATCACAATTCTACTTGTGACTACTGCATCACTCACACTTGCTGGAAGATATAGGTACTATGTGTATGGACAGAATAGTTCTACCAATTTGAATCCAACAGATGCTTCAGTAGTTGGACTCTGTCAAGTTGGATGGGCAAATCTGTCTGATGGTTCAACTGCTTTTGATGTGCAGAGCATCACAATTCAAGATGATGTGATATACAATGGATGAGAAGACAACAAATACAAATGTAGTATCACTCAAGTTGAGTGACTACTCTCCTGTTCTAACTACTGAGAAAGCAGATAGAGGAGGATGGGTGAACTTTGGAGAAAGGAATCTCTTCCCAAATTACTTGAGGGAACTATCAGAGACATCTCCAGTTCATGGTTCACTATGTATCTCTATCGGTGACATGATTGCTGGGAAGGCAATTCATGCTGGAGCATATCAAACAAGAGTAGATTCTTTGGATACCTACAATGTTTCATATGGTGCATCACATGACTTGAAGAAATATGGTGGATACTACATTGAAGTCATCTACACACTTGACAAGTCTGGGATTGCAAAGATGAAGCACATCCCTTTTGAGGAATGTAGAATTGGAATTGATACAGAGTCTGAAGACATCATTGGTGTATACCATAGTGATGACTGGTCTGCTACAAAGAAGAAGAAAAACAAACCAG